GAGATGCTACTGCTCGCATATCTACGTGGGAGAGGTGATACAGTATGAGTATATTTGTAACACTTTATCTAAGTGGGCTTGTTTCCCTAGTATTGTTAACTAATTAATATATTAACGTGCTATACTGTGACTAGCCAAACAAGGAGGCAAACATGAAGAAGCGAACATTTGAAGTCGTTGAAGCGATCAGCATCTATGAGTACAAACGTACACCGTTTGATACATTAGATGAAGCGGTGCGACTAATGGCACTAATCCAAGAGAAGGGCGGCAAAAGCTACGTGTATTCGTACACAGATGGCACCCCTAAGCTTGAAGCAGGTGACGACAGTATCACTATTGCGCATGAAGATAAGGGCGACTTTGCAGATCATAGCGGTTTAGTGGGTCACAGTACTATGGAACGCGACTATAACAAAAACGGGAGATTAGCATGAGTAACGGACAGCAATTAATCTCACTACATAGACGTTTATTGGCCTTTCATATGGAAGTTGGCAAGGTTCGCAAAGATGGCGTTAACCCTCACTTTAGAAGCCGTTACGCAGATATCAACAGCGTGTTGAGTGTTGTAATGCCTGTACTGACCAGTAATGGCATCATTGTTACACAGCTACCAAGTATCGAGAATAGGCAACATACTTTAGTCACTCGTATGTACAATGCAGACAATAAAGATGACTTCATCGAGTCTGTTACACCTCTCATTATTCAGAAGAACGATATGCAAGGCTATGGGTCTGCTGTTACTTATGCGAGACGTTATGCGCTTATGTGTATGCTTGATCTTGAAGCTGAGGACGATGACGGTAATAGAGCTGTTAAGCCTGAACAACAAAGACCGCAACAGAACTACAATCAGCAACAAGGTAAGAATAACTACTACGATCAATCAAGGGGCTCGTAATGGCTAAGAAAAGTGTAACGGGGTTTCACCTCACACAAGCAGAGCAGAAAGATATCAAGGCTTATGCCTTCGAGTTTGAATGCTATCAGAGTGATGTTATCAGCGATGCGATAAAGGTGCTCTTTGCGATACGTGAGGAGTTTGAACAAGAGGTGCTACGTAGTAACTTTGAGGGTGACTTTGAAGATTACTTAGAGGCTAGATGTGACATTAAGATGAAGGGGAAGTAATGAACGATTTTTTAGAAATAGAGTTCGAGTTAAACAGTGAGAAAGAGATAGTAAACAGTAAAATTAGAACATCAGAAGAAGAGGATTATAGAAACTTAGTTTTATATTCTACTGGTGCATCTGCTTTAATAGAGTTATTGGCAAAAAAAACGGGGAATAGTTTAGAGAAAACTCTCGATTTATTTAATAAAATTGTAATGAGCGAGGAAAAGTAATGCAAGTAAAAGACATAGTACACACAACAAAATACATGAAGAACGGTGAAGAGAAGAAGAAGTACACAAACGTGGGGACACTATTTGTCTATGATGATGGAGGTCTAGGAATTAAGCTTGACTCTATTCCTGTTAACTTTGATGGGTCTCTACAGGTGTATGATCGTAAGCCGAGACAAGAACAGCACGGACAGTTTCAACAGCCGCAACAGCAACAGCAACCAGTACAACAACAGATGCAACGCAACACGGATTATCAGCAACAGAGAGTACAAAACAATGACGAGTTGCCTTTTTAATGTATGAAAAATGCGGGACTTGCAAACACTACGAAGCAACTACTAAAACGTGTTTACTTTTAAGCGTAGGGATGCACCAAGACGGTGTATGTAGTAGCTATATTAAAAAGTAATGTACAATATGATATGAAATTAACAGTAAAACAAGAACGGTTTGCCCAAGACTTCATACTACACGGGGATGCTACCAAGGCATTTAAACACGCTTTTAACACTTCAAAGATGAAGCCGTACACGATTAATAGTCGTGCCTACGATATGAAACAAAAAGTACAATCACGCATAGAAGAACTACAAAATGCTATATTAGACGACACGATTTTATCTTTCAAAGAGATCGCATCACTCCTATCTGACCGTGTTAGAACGGGGTTAGACCAAGATGGTTTAAGGGCGGTTGACATACTAAATAAGATGCGTGGCTACTATTCAGCAGACAATAATCAGAAGTCAGAACCTAAACAGATCATAGTGAAGCGTCTTGACTGATACAACAGTATCCCTACTAAAACATCAATATGACTTTGTTTATTCAGATGCAACTAACCCCGCTATTATTGGCGGTTTAGGAAGTGGTAAAACACGCGCAGGAACTATCCGACTAATTCTCCTTATGCTTGAGGATGCCAAGATAGACACGATGTACCTTATGCCTACGTTCGACTTGTTACGACTAAGAGCATTGACGGGCTTTGAAGAGGACTTGCAATACTTAGGACTTGACTATACCGTTAATAAATCATCTATGGTTATCAGCATTAAAGATCATGGCAAGATATACCTACGAAGCTATGACAACCCTGAGCGTATTATCGCGTTTGAAGTGGGTCACGTTATCGTTGACGAGATAGATACACTTAACAAAGAAAAAGCTTCTTTAGTGTGGCGTAAGATTAGTGAGCGTGTTCGTCAAGAGACTAAGCAGGGCTTCAACACCATTGGATGCGTTACAACACCTGACCAAGGGTTAAGCGGTTTCGTCTATCAAAAGTGGGTTAAAGAGAAGCAGAAAGGCTATGAGCTTATCAAGGCTTCAACCTATGATAATCGTTTTCTCCCTGATGGCTACACAGACCAAATCCTAGCCAACTATGACCCTATACTAGCCGATCTTTATTTACGTGGTGAGTTCGTATCACTTACACAAAATAAGCAGTTTTGGGCATTTAACAGAACTGAACACCACAGAGATTACACGATACCAAAGGACGCTACACTAATCAATTATGCTATTGACTTCAATGTAGGTGGTACTTGTTTTGTTGTGTGGAAGCGTGACGGGGATAAGCTGATAGCAGTCAAAGAGTTTGTGTCACAGAACACACAAGACGCGATTGCGAAGATAGAGGCGCATTATCCAACAGCTAAAAAGGTATGCTTCCCTGATGCAAGTGGAGGTAACGAGAGTGCCAACGCTGATCTATCATCTTTAGGGCTAATCAAACAAGCAGGGCATCGCATCAACGCACCAAAGGCTAATCCAAACGTGAGGGAAAGCATTAATGCGGTCAATAACTTACTCTCTAAAGATAGGCTATTTGTCAACACAACAGAGTGTCCACTACTTACAGAGGCATTAGAGAGCTTAGGCTATGACGATAAGAACAAGCCCGAGAAGAGCAACGAACACCCCGCGCCTGATGACTTTGGAGATACAACGCGTTACATCGTTCACAGACTCTATCCGATCCGAAAGCCAACAACATCAATCAGAAGATAAGCTATAATTAACAAAAAGGTTTAGAGATGACAGATGATAACGTCACTTGGGAACACCCCGAATACAAAGCACAAAAGGGGCGCGTTAAAGTATGTAATGACGTGTATGACGGTATTGACACATCAAGAAGATACCTCTCTAAGCTACGAAATGAATACGATGATAGCTATGCCATACGCTTAGAAGAGGCGACCTTAGATAACTTCATAGAGCGTATTGTAAAGACGATGGCGGGACAGATCACGCGTAAAGCCCCACTCTTTGAGGGTATGATGCCAAACCTTGAAACAGACATGGACAACGTGGCCGACAATGAGAGTCTTACACAGTTCGCTAAGGACATAACAGAAAGGGCGATACTTGACGGTAGAGCATTTGTATTGGTTGATATTCCTACTGATGGCGGCAACCCTTACTTTGCTAATGTACTAAGAGAGAATGTAATCAACTGGGAGAAGGACAGCGAAGGTAACTACACGATGGTAGTTATATTAGAGGCCTATAAGAAGCGTAAAGGCCGTTTCTCCTTTGAGGTTAAGCCACAGTATCGCGTTATAGATGAGGTTGGTAATGTGCAGATATGGCGCGAAGTAGAAAACGAGGGTTGGATGATCGTAGAAGAGATCACCACCTCATATAACTTCTGTCCGTTCTATGAGTTTAGTATCCAAGACGTTCCACCTCTTTACGACATAGCACTAATCAATCTCAAGCACATGAACTTCACCTCACTTAAAGACCGTTTCACGCGTGAGGCCTTAGACCCTATCTTGTTCGGTCAAAACTTAGGCATAGACAACGCAGGGACAGAGGCAAACCCTACTATCGTTATTGGTGTTAATCAGATGATGAGTACAGATAACCCAGACAGCGGTCTTTCATGGGTTGAGCTTGACGGTAGTAACTACGAGATAGCAGAAAAGAACCTCTTAAAGATGGAAGATGACATAGGAGCTCGTGCCTTAAAGCTTAAAGATCAGAGCAACAAAGCCAAGACAGCGACACAGGTAAGCGAGGAGAACAGCGAGAGCACTTCACGTCTATCTGATATAGCTGACGACTTAGAGACGATATTAAACCTCATTGTTAACGCTTACAGCATGATGAAGTATAACAGAGAGAACAGCGGTTATATCACAGCGAACAAAGACTTTAACAGCGCGGCAACTGATAGCAACACTATCACGGCACTAAACACGCTAGAAGTCAGCAACAACATCACTAAGCGCACTCTGCTTAAGGCATTGAATGACACGGAGGCGGTTATCATTGACGACATAGAAGAGGAGCTTACAGAGCTTGAAGCTAACGCGTTGGCTATGGATGCAGTAGTGAGTAATGGAGGA